AAGTTACCCAAAAAGAAAAGGACTTGGTTGCACCATATATTAAGGAAGGCAAAACCTTCTACGAAATACCTGCACAGATAGTCGAAGAATACGGCGTTGCCGATGTAGTCGCAACCGAAGAGGTTGCAGTAAAACAACTAGAAGCCTTTGGCTTAACATTTGAGGAAATATATGAAACAGACTCTGAAGCTGTCATTTGAAATGACGAATGTCCTATCTAGGATAGAATCAAACGGACTAAAGATTAACAAGACAACTCTTGATGAGATAGAAAAAGAATACATGGATGAGATGACCATGTTGGAAACTAAGCTGAACAGACTAGCCAAAAGTGCAATGGGGGATACTCCTATCAATCTTGCTAGTCCTGATGACAAAAGCGTGTTGCTTTACTCAAGAAAAGTAAAGGACAAATCACTTTGGTCAATCACATTCAATCTTGGACATGAAATGCGTGGCAACACAATCAAGCCTAAGATGAGGACACGGATGAAGAACAAAGACTTTGTGCAATGTGTAAGGCGAATGACTGACATTGTGTACAAGACAGTAGGCAGGCAATGTCAAACTTGTCGTGGATCAGGCAGGATAACACCTCTAAAAAAAGACGGTAGTGTTGGCAAAGCAAAACGGATATGCAAGACCTGTGTAGGTAAAGGTGTAGTCTATACATCTACTGGAGAGGTGGCAGGCTTTAAACTTATACCACGTACGCCCAAAGATACTGCATCTGCGGGTTTCAAGACAGACAAGGTTACACTTGAAGATAGGCTAACTGAGTTAAGTGGTGATGCACGTGAGTTCTGTGAAGCTTATGTTCGATACAACGCTCTTCGTACCTACCTATCTACATTCGTAGAGGGAATGAAAAACAATGTGGATGAGAATGATTTCATACATCCTGAGTTCATGCAGTGTGTGACGGCAACAGGTAGGCTATCTAGTCGTAATCCCAACTTTCAAAACATGCCACGTGGTTCAACGTTTGCCATACGTAAGGTTGTTGAGAGTCGATTCGAGGGTGGCAAGATACTTGAGGGCGATTACTCACAGCTAGAGTTTCGAGTGGCAGGCTTCCTTGCCAAAGATAGTAACGTTTATGCAGACGTCATAAAAGGTACAGATGTGCATAATTATACGGCATCTATCATCGGCTGCTCTAGACAGGATGCAAAGGCACACACATTCAAACCTTTGTATGGTGGCGTGAGTGGTACACGTAGTCAACAACAGTATTATCAGAAGTTCAAAGAGAAGTATGAACAGGTAACTGAGTGGCACAAAGAGCTAGAAAAGCAGGCTGTATCAACAAAGGTCATAAAACTTCCATCAGGGCGTGAGTACGCTTTTCCTGACGCTAGATGGACAGAGTGGGGTTCAGCTACCAATCGTACTGCTATTTGTAATTACCCTGTTCAGGGGTTCGCTACGGCTGATCTATTGCCTATTGCCCTAGTTAAGCTAGATAGGGAAATGAGAAAACTGAGTATGAAGTCTGTGATTTGCAACACAGTACATGACTCCATCGTTCTTGACGTTCATCCAAGTGAAGAACAACAGTGTATTGATGTTTTATCTGAAGCAATGTTGTGTTTACCAAGTGAAACGAAACGTAGGTACGGCGTCGAATATGACATGCCAGTAGGCATTGAATTAAAAATAGGTAAAAATTGGCTTGACTTGTCCGAAGTTAAGTTGTAACCTCCAATTACGTTAACCTTAAATAAACAGAAAAAGGAAAATTTTATGGATAATAACTTACAAACTATGACTGACGAAATGGATAATATCGTTAGCTCTTTCAACAGTGACGACACAGATGCTTTTATGCAACTTTCTGGACAAGGAAAAGCACCCAAAGTATCTCAAGGTCTGTCGAGAATAAACATCAATTACGATGTTGAAACAGAAGACGGTCAGACGCTTACTCGTGGTGATTGGAAAATGATGTATGAGGGTGAAATGCTATATGCTAAAACTGTAATCCTCAGACCAATCTTAAGAACATTTGAGTGGAGTGTGTTTGATCCTGATCAGAATACCTTCTCGTGCAAATCTGTACAGAAGCCTTCTTTAGCAGGTGAATTTCCTGACACAGAAGGTGGCAACAAGTGTGGTCGTCTATCTATGGAAGATGAAGAAAAACTCAAAGACGATGATCCAACCAAGTTACGATCACGTTCTGCAGTCTGCAATCAAGTTTTGTATTCTGTCATTTCAGGTGATTTTAAAAAGGGTAATGGGGATGCTGTCAAAATAGAAAACCATCCAGTCGTTGCTTACTTCAAGAAGTCAGGGTTTGTACCTATCAGAAATTTTATTGATAGCTTAACCAAGCAAAAAAAGATCATGCAGAAATGCAACATATCTATGTCAACTTCTAAGCAAAAGAAAGGTTCAGTCCAGTATTGGATACCTGTGCCTACTTTACATAGTGAAACAACAATATCTGAAGAAGATAAGGCTTTGATGAAAAAGTTTGCAGATACTGTGAAAGCACACAATCAAAACGTGCTTGAGCAGAACAGAGAGTCTGTCAAGTTAGTACCTAACACTGACGACGACAGTCTAGCAGACGATTTCAATGCTGTTGCTGTTTAAAATCCAAGACTATATGGAACGTGCTAGTAGGGGAGAAGTGTCTATTCTCCCCGAAGACATTACAGACTTTGCCAATTCGTGCAGAGACTCTGTAGATACTCAGCTAAATAAACAACGAGAATACAAGATCCGAATGTCGGGTCTTGGTAGACCTATCTGTCAACAACTCCTTGAGAAAAAAGGTATTAAGCAAGAAATACAATACAACATGCTATTTAGATTTCTGTTTGGAGATCTTGTAGAATCAATAGCTGTGCTTGTTCTTGAGCAGGCAGGCATTGAAGTTGTAGAAAAACAAAAACAAGTCAGTCTCAAGATAGGCGACACAAAGGTGACTGGCACATTAGATTTAATATTACGTGATGAATTAGGGCAAGAAAAGGTTTGGGATATAAAGTCTGCAAGTGAGTGGGCATTCAAATTTAAATACACAGGTTTTGGTGGATACGAAAAGATAAAAGAAGATGATCCGTTTGGGTACATAATGCAAGGTCACCTATACGGAGAAGCGACAGGGTTGCCGTTCGGTGGGTGGATTGTTATAAACAAATCAAGTGGTGAGGTAGCTGTTGTCGAAGCACCTGATTGGCAAACGGATGACAGAAAAGAGTACTTAGAAGATGCTGAGAAAAGAGTTAGAATACTTACAGATGACTCTTTTGAATTTAAAGTACCGTTCAAGGATATATTTGAAACATACAAGAAGGATGGACAAGAGATCAGGACAGGAAACAAACTTTTGCCCAAGCCTTGTACAATGTGTGGGTTCAAAGCACATTGTTGGAAAGATGCCGTATCGCACGATAGAGTAACATCAAAAGCTAAACAGCCACCTCAAGCTTGGTACTCTAAGTTAAAAAAGAAAGAATTGTAATGTCAATTATTTATGTCCGTCAATATCAAAGAGATCTTATGGAATTAAACGAGGACTTGTACCACGTTTATATAGACTCCCATACGGAGACTGGGGGTGGGAGAGACATTGTTTTTTTACGTCAACATGATAGAGGTATTCCCCTGACTCTTCGTGAAAACTTTTCAAACAATGGCTCTCTTACCTCTGCAACTGAAAAGCGAGACATACTCAAAGTAGAGAATCAATTTCAAACTATAAACTATGTTACTAGTCAGGATAAAGTAATATGCCTTCCGATATACCAATTAACAAGCGAACTTATTACAATAGAAAAACAATCCCCCAAACTGGCAGGCTACATAAACAAACGAATACAGTCGTTAGGATTGAGGATGCACAGATGAAAAGATCAAAATACAGATCACAGTTTGAGTTGCATCTCGCAAAAAGTTTGGCTCAAAACAAAGTTAAATTTGAATATGAATCAAAGAAGTTTATCTACATACCCAAACCACGAACATACACTCCTGATTTCTATATAGTCGAAAGCGATATTTATGTAGAAGCAAAAGGTCATCTTGATAAAGCAGACAGAGTTAAGATGGCATTGGTAAAGCAACAACATAAGGATCTCGATATAAGATTTGTCTTTATGAATGCACGAAACAAGATCTACAAAGGTAGTAGAACAACCTACGCTGATTGGTGCAACAAGCACGATTTTCGTTGGGCAGAAAAATCAATACCCGTGGAGTGGTTTAAAAAATGAAAGATAAAGATAAAGACATAAAAAAATTTATGGAGCAAATGAATCTACAGAAGAACTACTACTACATTATACTCGAAGATGTAGGTGATGATAAATTTAAAATGAATGCCTATGATACAACTGGAAAAAAATATGAAAGTGAACTTGACCATTCTGTAGCATCTGTTATACATGAAGGACTTGTTGGTTTAATAACAGGTAAGCCTGAAGAGTTATTCAATTTTGGTATGTCTGAGGTTGCGTTTAATTATTCATCTAGGCGAATGTTTGGTGAGATACTGGATGAGACAGGCGAGAAGATAGAGTATAAAGACAACATAATTAAAGTTGATTTTGGTAGCAAGCATTGATAAGGTATTATGATTATATGTTAAAGAGATTAGAAGAAGAAAAACAAAAGATAGATATGGTAAATAGTCCTGCCCATTACAACAAAGCAGGCATCGAAACTATAGACATAATTGAATCTGTCACGGGAGATGGATTTGAAAGTTATCTTCAAGGTAACATTTTAAAATACATATGTAGATACAAGTATAAAAATGGTACAGAAGATTTAGAAAAGGCAAAATGGTATTTAAACCGTTTAATTGAAACAGTCACAGGAGAAGAATATAATGGCGTCTAATATGTTACCAACTTCATACCAAGAGTTTATACATAAATCGAGATATGCTCGTTGGCTTGAAGAAGAAGGAAGAAGAGAGAACTGGGATGAAACAGTCTCAAGATATGTTAATTTTATGGAAGAAGCTCTTTTAGAAAAGCACAACTATAAGATGGATAAAGTTGATAAAGAAATAATACAAGAGTACATACTTAACTTGAATGTTATGCCGTCTATGAGAGCTATGATGACAGCAGGACCTGCGTTGAAAAGAGATAATGTCTGTGGCTACAACTGTAGTTATCTACCCGTAGATAGTCCTCGTAGTTTCGACGAAGCTATGTATATTCTTATGTGTGGTACAGGTGTAGGTTTCTCTGTGGAAAGAGAGAATGTTGATAAGCTACCTGTTGTAAGTGAGAACATGCAAGAGTCTGATGTTGTTATTGTTGTAGAGGATAGTAAGGCAGGATGGGCAAAGTCGTACCGTGAACTTGTTGCACTGCTCTATTCAGGAATGATACCATCTTGGGATGTATCTAAGGTGCGACCTGCAGGTGCAAGATTAAAAGTTATGGGCGGTAGAGCATCAGGTGCTGATCCGTTGGTTAATCTATTTAAGTTTACTATAGAAAAATTCAAAGGTGCAAAGGGTAGAAAGCTATATCCCGTAGAGTGTCACGATATTATGTGTAAAGTAGGTGAGGTTGTTGTAGTAGGCGGTGTTAGACGATCTGCTCTGATTAGCCTATCTAATTTAAACGATAGCCAAATGGCTCACGCTAAGTCAGGTGAGTGGTGGAATGCAAATGGTCAAAGAGCGTTGGCAAATAACTCTGTCGCTTACAAAGGTAAGCCTGATATGGAAACTTACATGAGAGAGTGGTTAGCTCTGTATGAGTCTAAATCGGGTGAGCGTGGTATGTTTAATCGTAAGGCTGCTGACGATCAGGTGTCCAAGAGTGGTAGAAGACAGACAGGACACATGTGGGGTACAAATCCATGTAGTGAGATTATACTTCGACCTTATCAGTTCTGTAATCTATCTGAAGTTGTTGTCCGTGAGAACGATGACTTACTTAGCCTTCAGTCAAAGGTACGTGTTGCTACAATACTAGGCACGTTTCAATCTACTCTTACAGATCTGAAGTACCTACGTAGGATATGGAAAACAAATACAGAAGAAGAACGCTTGCTTGGTGTCTCATTAACTGGTATCATGGATCATTATGTACTAGCTAAGACAACTGATTCGAAGATTTGGTTACAAGAGATGAAACAAGTAGCAATAAAAACAAACAAAGAATATGCAGATAAGATAGGTATACCTAGAAGTACAGCTATCACATGTGTCAAACCAAGTGGCACTGTGTCGCAACTTACTGATTCTGCGTCAGGTATTCATGCTAGACACAATCCGTTTTACATCAGAACTGTACGTGGTGATAACAAAGACCCACTCACACAGTTTATGAAAGAGGAAGGTGTACCTTTTGAAGCTGATATTACGAAACCAGACAGTGTTACTGTGTTTTCGTTTCCTATGAAATCTCCTAGTGGTGCTATCACTAGAACAGAGATGAGTGCTATAGAACAACTAGAACTCTGGAAGATCTATGCACTTAACTGGTGTGAACACAAGCCATCCGTTACTATTTCTGTAAAGGAACATGAGTGGATGGAAGTGGGAGCGTGGTTGTACGATAACTTTGATATTGCGTCAGGTGTATCGTTTTTACCATTTGCTGATCACACTTACCAACAAGCTCCTTATCAGGACATAGATGCGGATGAATATCTCGAATGGAATGGGCGTGTGCCAACATCACTCGACTGGACTAAGTTCTCTATGTATGAAAAGGAAGACAATACGAGTGGATCTCGTGAATTGGCTTGCACTGCAGATGCCTGTGAAGTCGTGGACTTGAGTGCAAACTAATGATAGAGATACCGATCAATGATGATTATATGCGTCGTGCGAGGGAAAAAGCTTCTACTGTGGGCATATTGCAGGGAAGTATTACAGGTGGCACTAGCAACGTCGTGGGTGCGATAGGCGAGATAATCGTTGCTGATAGTATTGAAGCAAAGCAGATAAATACATACGATTACGATCTAGTTAAGGATGGGGTAAGGATAGATGTTAAGACTAAGCGTTGCAACACCAAACCTAAACCCCATTATGATTGCTCTGTAGCGTTGCATGGAGTTAAACAGGATTGTGATGCGTATGTGTTTGTTCGCATACTAACTGATTTAAGTAAGGCTTGGATTCTTGGTGGCGTATCCAAAAAAAGCTTTTACAAAGAAGCCACCCTATATAGAAAAGGGGATATTGATCACAACAACGGTTATACATTCAAAGCTGATTGTTATAATCTACAGATAAGTCAACTGAGTTCTGTCCATGAAATCAAAGAGTAAAGCAAAACTATTTTCATTAGAAGTATTTTTAAATAAAGACGGAAACGTCGAAATGAATTACGAAGCACTTAACCCCGACACATTTGAAAAAGAGATGAACATGGGATTGCCCATGTATAGTGGAACAAGCCAAGTTGCATCTCTTCTTCGTTACTTAAAGAAATCAGGGGATGATATAATGAGTGGTTCAGGTAACTATATCTAACCTTTTCTCATCATCTTGAAGTCTTTACCCGATATTTTACCATCTTTGTTTTTATCTAGTTTGGTTTGACCACCATACATCATGCCCATAGTATTCATCATGTTGTTGGGCATTGTAGCTTGCATCATACCTGACTGATTAGGCTTTATGTTCTTTTCCATCATACCCCCCATTTGCATCTTTTTTTTCTTCATGGCTGTGCCACCGTACATCATAGGTTTTCTTGTAGCCATGCCACCGCCGTACATTTTTGATTGGCGTTGTCCGTTGTTATACATTTTCATTAGTTGTTTCTCCGTAGTTAAAAATTATCTTCCATCCACTATTTGTCTGCCTTGCTCGTCAAATAGGAATTGTTTTTCTTGAAACCTCTCTTTGAGGGGATCTCTGATGCCTTCGTATGCAGATGGTATTCTAGGATCTCTTGTAAGTTGGTATTCGGTTATACCAAACTGGTGTGAGTTTCCTAAATCTATAGTCACCTTACTGGCTTGTTCTTCGTTGGTGTTAATTGCTTTAGCTAAAGCTGTACCCATAAGATTAAAAAATCTTTTTTCGTCGTTTAGTTCAAGTGGTTTTCCTGACTTGACCATCTTCAGAAACAAGTCACCTGCTTCTCTGTCTAGCAACAACGCCTTAAACATACTGTGATTTTTAAGTCTGAACTGTTGCAGCACGGCTTCAGTTCCAACATATCGTGCAGATATAACCCCTCTGTTTATAGAATAGAATCTACTGATGTAACTTTCTATAGATAGATTTTTGGGAACTCCAGTAAAGTTTGCGTTTTTGATAGTTCTTATACTTTCGTTTTCTAAGAATCCAATCATGTCTGTGTAGAATTGGTATTTGCTTTCTCCAATTATTCCCTTTACTGCGTCTGCTTTTGTTGGATCTGAAAAACCGATCAGGTCTTTTAGCTGATCTATATTCATGTTGTATTCAGGGATCATCTTTGCATTCTTTGCACCCCCTACCAACGACATTCTACCAGTCCTTTCAAAAACAGTATTGTCAAGTTGAGTCAAAAGTAAGTTCTCTAATACTTCATCTACTTTCTCTTTAGCTATACCGTTCTTGATCAAGGAATTTTTTATTGAGTTCAGTCTCATAGTACCACCACCCAACAGACCTTCAAGTATATTTTTTGAGTCTATTTTATTGGCTGTAAATGCCTTGATGATATCTGTGGCCGCAGTAATTCCCCTTTGAACATCTTTACTTTGTGTCTTTACTACAGAAACTTGTTTTTCCACGAACCTATCTGCTACGGCTTCCCCTTCAGTATAGATTTCTTTTTTGATATTAGAAGGTGCATATCCTAATTTATCATCTATTATCTTATTAAGATTAATCAGTGATACTTCTTTTCCGTTAGCATCGACACCTTTTAGGTTGGCTTGTATGTTATCAATTTTGTCTTTTAGTTCGTTGTAATTTAAGTTTCCTTTTCGATATTCACCGATCAACCACTCTGCACCTTTAAGCTCAAAAGCCTTTTGTACGGCTTTACCATCCTCTGTGCTTATGTCAATACGATGCACTCCAAGCTTTTCGTTGAATGTTCCGAACCCTTGATTAATCTTTTGATTAAAGTCAAGACCTTTAGTTGCACGATCCATGTTTGCTATTTGATCCATGTCCAACCATGTTACGGGATTTTTTGCATACTTAACACCTACAGGAAAATCTTGATTAGGTACTCTGTTTTTTCGACCATCCTTTTTACCAAGTCCGAGCCAACCTGCTATGACGTCGTTGCCGTAGTATCTGTCCATATGATCACTGTACTTGGCATCGCCTTCAGCCAAGAAAGCTTTAACAGGAACTCTTCTGTCACCATCTTTTATGTAGAGTTGACCAATGCTCTTGCCATCTTCTGTTCTGAAAAAATCAAATCTTTCTTTTACATTTCTCATAAGACCTGCAAAGGCTGCTTCTCTTGTTGCATCCCCACTGCTCTTAGCTTTGTACAATAATCTGTTGACGCTGTGTTTTAGTTCGTTAAGCTGATCAAAGTTGACGTCTATTGTGCTAACATTTTTCGTTTCACTTATGTATTGCAAAGCTTGCATTTTTTCTGAAAGACCTTTTTTAAATGTAAAGTTTTTATCGTTTCTAGCCATTGCCAACACACTTTCCACAACTTCACTTATACTTTCAGCACCCGTTCCTTGTTGTATTCTTTGAAACGTAGAGTCACCTATGCCTTCGAGAGCGTTCAATAGTCTTGCTCTTTTAGAACGACCTATACCCTTGTCTCCAAAATCTTGAATGTCAATTACATCCATGTTTTCGAATAAAGAGCTTACAATTTCGTTTGCTGAAGTCTTTGCGTTTCTACCTGCAGGTAATCCATTTTTAGTAACAAACTCTGCCTTGTCTAGTATCTTGTAATTGGCACGTGCTAAGTTGTAACTTCTGTTCTTAGAGTTTTCTAACAGTACAGCAGTCAAGTTACCCGCTCTTTTAAACGTAGGTATACCCTTTTGCTCACCTACTATCTTCACTCTTTTATCTACCCCCGTAACAACCTTCCTTGTTTGAGCCAAAGCATCTTGTAAGTTGTACTCACCATTTATTTTTTTGATAGCAGTGTTGACGGCAGTTGATACAGTATCTGACGTGTCCATTATCTTTTTGGTACTATTGGCAATGTTTTCTAAGTCTACTTCTTTGACTCCGTTGTCATATAGATATTCTAACGCATCTTTAAGCTGTAGCTTTTCATCTCCACTACCTGCCAAGTAAGTTCCGTTGTTCTCTTTTATCATGGCATTGACTCTGATCGGCAACAACTTTTCTACAGTTTCAGTGTCGGCTCGTAGTTTTTGCAACCTACCATCTGCCATATCTGTAGCTGTTTCTATTATGTTGTAGAACTCTTTCACTACACTGTCAGATTGTGTACCCGCAGGTAAATTAGACAGAGATATAGACGCACTTCGTAACTCTGCTATCAAAGCTTCCTTTTCCGAAGATAGCTCTTGTAAATTTTGTAAATTAGAAAAGGTTCTTAAATCTTTTGTATTTATGTTAAGTCTTTCGGCTTCTTCTAGAGTTTGTAAAACTGTTAATCCAGTTATTCTAGAAAAACTTCTTTTAACAAGATCTTCATTGACCCCTGATTTTATGAGTCGTTGTTGCATATTCTCAAAGTATCTTATACGAGAAAGAAGAGCATCTCTAAATTCAGGAGAAAATGTATTTATGTTACGAGCCATCTGTTCTGCAAGATCAAATGTTTTAGCTCTGTCTCTCTCTACCCTGCCCATTCTTATATTTTGTTTGAACCAGTTCATAGTTCCTCTGAAGGTTCGTGTTTGTCCATACACAAGACCTGTAACCAAACCAACGAGTTCAAATATTTTAGCATCGGAGTTTGTGTTTTCTGCTAATTGTCCTCCTGCAGCAGCACCGATTATCATATACTTGTTTTGTCCTGCTATGTCTCTTACAAATTTAGGAATGTGTTCTCGGTGGACTAAAGCTCTGTGATCGATGATTGCCTTTTCTAGGTCGGTTTCCATTAACTCTAATTTCTTGCCGTCTTGGTACGACATATCAGGGCGACTGGCTTTGAATGATATTATATCTTGTTTCTGTTGCTCAATCAGTTTGCTATTTTCTAAGATTGCAGGATTCCTACCTCTCATAGCCATACCTGCTTGCCGTATGTCCATGCCAGATGCTAGTCTACCTGCGTTTATGTATCCATTTATCTTTTTACCTACAGTTCCGATGTAAGGTATTTCAAAAAAAGGACTGACCAAATCAAATCCTGCTATCTGTTTTGATCTCATGGTTTGGTATTTGTCTAGTATGTCATCTGGAGTGATTTTAGGATTTAACCTTTTTTCTTTTACGGAGAAGTGCCTGAAGTTAGCTATCTCTGCTTTTCCATAAAGTTTTTCAACCTTTGTAAGATACGATGCAGGTATCAACATTTCACCTGCAACACCAAAACCCCGTGTAGGTAAGTTAGAAAAATCAGAAGCTAAAGCTTGAGAAGTTGGTAAATCAACAACAATCCCAAGTGCTGCAAAATGATCTTGGATTACAGAAGATTGAGCAGGTAAAAAATCTTCCAAAAACTCATCTCGCCCTTCAGAACTTTCAATCAACGTTTCTCCAAATGGATCTTCTATCTCATAACCTTCGCCGAATGGAAGTAAATTAGTTTTGTCGTACTCTTGATTAACTGCATCAAAAACTTCTCCCACTATGAATAACGGAGCTTCTATAACACTGCGTACACCATTTCTGATGTAACCTCTTGCATTGGCGTAGTCATTGGATGCAGGCTCAAGAACTTTACTATCAAAAGCTCCCGGCTCTTTTTGAAGTCTGTACTTTATTATACCATATCTACTTCTTGTGCTTACGCCTAAGTCTTTTAATTTTTTGTTAAGTCTGTTGATGTATACAAGCTTACCTCCTACTTCATCTAGCGGAAAGCCTGTTAACTCCTGCAGCTTCTGTGCAACAGGTATCCCGAAGACAGTCAAAGGCTCATAGTCTTTTGGAGCTTTTAAATACTGTGCTAGTCCTATTTCAAACGGTATAGGTTCTGCTTGATTTTGTGAGTCAATCAAGTGAGTTGCTTGACCCTTGTTCATTTCAGCTATTCTTCCATCGTAGTCTTTGGCAACAAAAGGTAAATACGTTCCCTTTGGAGCGTTAGGACTTTCACTTTTATATCCCTTTAAGGACATGATCGCTTCTTTTATTTCGGAGTTGTCTGTGGGGTTCAAGACGGAACGAACGTCTATGTACGGAGCAACTTTTCTTTGATCCACAAATACTTTTCTATCTACCTTATCCATGACTCCGGGAATGATACTGGGAGTGAACTTTTCAACGACCTTTTCAACGGATTTTGGCTGAAGACCTGATGCCTTTTGCCTGATGTCCAAGCTTTCTTTGGGAGTGGTCTTTATAACAGTTTCGTCAGTATCGGTAGGTAGCTTTTTGAAACCTAGCTTCTCCGCATCCGTAAGTTCTTTTTCAGGTGCAATGGCTTCTATCTGTGGTTCAGACATTAATTACCTCCTAATGAGTCTATAACTTTGTTAGTGAAATTAAATTGTTGCTGTATTCCTTCTGGAGCAGGTGTGAGTCCACCGCCACCACCACCTACATTACCTGATGGTCTGTTTGCACCTACAGCTTTTCCTTTGTCTCGTATAAAGTTTCTGATGTCATCACTGGTCATATCTCTCATGCTGTAACTCTTGGATATTGAAAGCATCTTGTCCGCTTCTATCACAAGTCTTGCTTGTCTTTTTATAGCAGGATCTTCCCCACCGACGCCCGACAGATTAGCAATTGCTGTGTGGTATGTGTTTAATCTTCGTAACATTGTCTTAGCTGCACGTATTGACGCAAGTTCATTTTCTGGCTTGCCTATTATTGAAAAGTTAAATGCTCTAAGAATGTTTTGAACGTCTTGGTCAGATATGGTTCTACCTCCTGTGCCACCTTGTATGGCTGCAGCAAGTTGATAGGCAAGCATGTATTTGTGGAAGTTACGTCTAGCAAACGCCCTTTCTTTTTCGTCGGCTTTACCAGTAGTTTTATCAACGGCATTCATCTTTCTAACGATATCTTCTAGTTGTTCTTTGTTAGCAGTTCTTGCTTTTGCTTCTGCTTCCTCTTGACCTTTGTACTTTCCTGCAGTCCTATCATCATTAAGAACAGAAGTAAAATCGGTTACTCTTTTGTTGGCCGCAGCAAATACTTTGTCGTAGCTATACGTACTCAACTGGTTGACTTGACTATTTCTTCCCAAAACTGTATCTATACCTTGTTTGAGTTTGTCAGTTACATACCCAAAAGCATACAATCCTTCATTTACAAATAAATACGCTTGAGCTAGTCCTGACCCTTCAGGATACATATTGCCCTCACTGTCAAAATAAGTTCCTTCAAGGGCATCTGCTTCAGCTATGGCTTGGCTTGTTGATTTAGCCATTTCAAATGATGATTCAACAAGTTTGTTTTTATCTTCTCGCTCTTGACCTTGCCTAAAGTTATGAATGTTATTCAGGGTTATATCAAGATTTGCACCTGCATCTTGTTGAAGAGCTATGTCTAATATGTCTGCCATTACAGCCAATTCTCCCCCAGACGCATTTCTTAATTCATTCGCCATATCACGTTTAAGGTCTTGACTTATTAAGTTTGCAAAAGGAGATCTCTTGACTTCAAACTTGGGATTCAAGATTGACTGAAGTATTTGAAAACCTCTGACAGGAATTTGTTTACCCCCAACAGTAATGTTTCTGTTAAATTTTTTACTGTTGATCGCATTGAAAAACTCTAAACGAGGTTGCTCAAGTCTAGGCACTGGTGTACCTGTCATTGGGTCTATTGTATCAGAGTACACTGTAAGTTTATTTTGTATTATATTACTGTAGTAATCAACTTCTTCTTGAGTTTTAGCAAAGTTTAATATTGTGTTAACAGCTTTTGTGTGAGCAGGGTTTGTGTAAGTTGTTAGTGTTGGTATTATAATTTTATTACCTTGCACCTCTGCACTCTGTTTTGTTGCTAAAGTTTTACTTTCAACACCATTTTTTTTGTTTGCTAGATCAATACCAAGCATTTTTTTTGTGGTTTCAAAGTTTATTTGCCCTGCTTGTCTTTTAGTTAAAAATTGATGGTAGTCCATTGTGACACCATCAACATTCATTTTCATAGCACTTAAAGCAGGAAATCTTTGTATGAAATCTGTTAAAGGTATGTAGAATTTCAAGCTAGGAACACCCGCCACACCTTCTTTTGTGTAGTCTCGAAGGACACTGTCTACTAAGTTTAAACCTATCTTATTGACTACGGCAGGATTTCTGTAAAATATTTCACTTTTTGTAGAATCTCTTAGTATGTCAGTCAAATTATTATTAACTTGTGTAAGGTATGCTACTCTAACTTCAGGTTTACCGATATTTTTAGGAATTTTAATTTCAGTTGGAGGGTCGAGCGGTCCTCCAAATTGAAACGAAGCAACAACCGTAGCACCTGCATCTGCATCTGATACCGCTCCTTTTTTCTTGGCTACTCCATCAAATACATAATTTGCTATCTTAGTTTTAGGGTCAATATCAAAAACCTCTAAAACTTTCATGCCTTTGTTTTCTAACCTACGTATTTCAGATTTCCAGTCTCCACCTTGTAAAGGCATACGAATAGGTTGGTTATTCTCAGGATTTATGACATTCGCATAATACTGTACGGGTTTTTTCTTTTCTTCTTCCTTTTTAAAGAGGTCAGGAGCTATAATTTCAAGTGCTGATTTATTGTAGCTCACTGTGTTTGTTACTCTTTTTGTTCCGTCATTATATATATCAAAGTTTCTTTCACCTATTGGAACAGCACCTATATTAGTTATATCACCTGCTTCTTCTTCAGATATTGCACCTTTTTGAATAAGTTGATCTAATGTGCCAGTTTCTCCATTTAAAGAGTACACAGTTTCTGTGGTTGTAGATAACGCTTCTGGTTTTTCTTTTTCAACTTTTGTAGGTTTTAAAGTCTCTTTGATTTCGTTGATAGTTTGACCATTTTTAGTTATTTGGATTGCCCTGTATCCCTTCACAGGCTTCTTATTGGTAAGTTTGAAATTCTCGTCTAAGTAAACATTTGTTTTTTGTTCAGATTTGTCGTCAGAAGGTGCATCGAATATATCTTTAGAGGGAAACTCAAATTCACCAGTCTGTCTATTAAAAGATTGTGTTCTGTATGGCGTGCCTACACCTTCTTTTTGTTGGAGATCAGATATAGACCCGTACTTTGTTCCTGTTTTTTGAGATAAGTAATACGGAACTTTACCTTGATCTTTTTGTTTGGGAATAAGGTAACTTAAAACACGGTCTGGATATAGTGAAGCACTGCCTATTCCTTTTTTTGGAACGTATGATCCGATTTGAATGCCAGACGTTTTGTGCTGATTACCATACTTTATGGGTTGATTTTTATCTTTAGTGTCAAAGAACACACCTTGAGGTTGATTTTCAAGTTGCTCTTTCTTAGCAGCTTCGGTTCGTTTTCCTGCGGCATACTTTTCAGATGCTAAGAAGGCGGCTAATACAAGAGAGTCAATTCCTGCTATCATTAATCAATTTCCTCTTCTAGTTCGTTGTTGTTATCCATATCCATTTCTACGTCTTCACTCATAATCTCAGCTTCCATTGGTATATTGTCAGGAACATCTAAGAAAGATTGTGAGACTTCAATTTCAGGAGTAGCTAAACTCTCTTCATTTGTTTGTCGCAAGTATGCTTGCATCCTTTCTTCTTCATTTGCTTCTTCGAGAACTGCAGCAAACATTTCAGGATTTCTTTCTTTCATTATGGAGTAGAAAGTTTGATCATCAACTTGACCTTCATATTCATCAGCGTTATCAACACCCCCAGTAAATACAACAGGAGTAAAGCCATTATCTTCAGCCAATCCCATAAGGTATATTGCTATCGATGGCTTGATTAGTTCGGCAACGTCTGGTGTGTAAAAACCCTCCATAAATCCTTTAAATCCAATTTGAGTAACCAACTCTTCCACACTGATTCCTGCAGCCATCATTCGCACGAGGTCTTGTTTTGTTCCTGCCTTTTCTAATCCTTCTATAACGTAATCGAGTGCATCGTCGGGGTTTGCAAATTCAGGTGACTGATCCCATGCCCACTTCTTAGGTGTATCGGTAAGTGAATGTCCGGGGGGTCCTGATAAAGCTTGTATTTTGTCGAGTGCCATATTATAACGCCCTTTCTATTTGCCCAGATTTTAAAGAACCTAAATCCAAACTTGTTCCCGCAGTTTTTATTTTTCTGTTTTGCAATCTTCTAAATTTTATTGTGCTTTCTGGAGTTATTCTTCTTATAAAAAAATCTTGCACCCCTGTTTTTTTCATAGCGTTTTCTATTGCACCAGTTCTTCCTGTGTATAATAGATTTGATTCTCCAGATGTCACATTAAATCCCCCCGGAGGTCCTACGGATACTTGCCCTAGACTAGCAGGTATATTCGCTTGTTGTGGCATATTTCCAAAGTCGGGCAACAGTCTTTGTTCTATAGCTCCCCTTGTTATACTTGCAGCGGATTTACTAACTTGTTCGCTTGTAAGGTAATCTCCTATGGATTTACCCATAAAGCTTACATCCCCTATGCCTGAATATTCGTATAAATACTTTGCACCCTTTGCTATAACCGTGGGTGCTAACGCAGTTAAAATAGTACTAAACATTGATTACAACCTTTTTTAGTCTTTTTGTGGTCTGAATATATTATCTATTGTTTTCAAAACAAGATATTTATTGAAATTATCGTTGTAGTTTGCGGCATTATCAGCTATAGCCGAAGCTTGCATCGCAGCGTTATGGGCCCTGTCTTCTCTGTTTTCAGATATCTTCATGCTCCACGACGCCTGATCTTTGTATAATTGCCACAAGTCATTCAGAGCCTGCTGTCTCATACCTGTCAAAGTCAAGACGTTTTGTCTATTAACTTCATTTTGAGCAGCAGTATTTGCTGTATTGATTTGTCTTCTCCATTGAGTGTTTGACTGGTCAATTGCAACTCTCATATTTGTGTTGAATTGTTCTCTTTGCGATTTCTGTTGATTGTTAAATATCTGCACAGCATCTTCTTGAGAAACGTTATACTCTTCAAGGGCAGATAGTCTGTTCAACGTAGATGTTTCTATCTGGGCCCCTAACTCGGCAAAAAACTGTTCGAGTTCATTTTCTGATTTTGCATTGAATTGTTTGGCTGCATTCTCTTGGGAAGCATCAGAAAGCAATGCTTGAACTTGAGATTGGAAATTAATTGTGTTTGACTGTTGCTCGTTTGTTAAATTTTGAAGATCTATAGATAAGAAAGCTTTTGCGTTATTTACGGCTGCAGCTTGTCGATTGTTCAGATTAGCCATATCCATAGATGCAACAACTGTTGCGTTTTGTATAGCAGCCTGTTGTCTGTTCGTTAAGTTCTGTAGTTGTAACGTTGCATACCTATTTGCATCTTGTTGGGCAATAGCAACACCCGATTCCATCAATGCTTGTGTAATGGCTGCAGAAGCCATACTCGATGAGCCTAATCCTCTTTGAGCCATAATTGCTGATACTTTACGAACAGCAGGCGATGCCCATGCAGGCAACTCTTCGCCTTCTTGTATGCTTTTGTATAGATCTGCAAGCTGATACTTTACAGTGGCTCTTGGATCAAGTTCCGCTGTCGCAGCTTCGGCTAAAGCGTCGGGGGAAACCTCTCCTTGTGCGGCAACGACTTTGGATTCATCAGATAGTTCTCCAACGGCAGCGTCTAACTCACCAACGTCACCTACTGTAGAAGCTTCATATGTTTCGGCAGGTTTTTCTTTAGTAGGTTTTTCTTGTTCAAATTTAGATGTGTCAATTTTTGTTGCTGTAATATCTTCAGGCTCAGATAGCAACTTACCCTCTGTAGTCAGTGTCTCTTCGTCTTTGACCTCTTGCGGAGTGTATGTTATCGTCTCTTCAGGTGCAAGCTCTTTTTTTTGAGCCTGCTCAGACTTTTGCTCTATAACCTGTTCCTGATCTGTAAGATCTTTGTCATCTTGTGCCATATTTGTATTTCCTGTATTATACGTTGCAGTTCAGTAGTCCTGCATTACATTGGTTGTACCATCTGTATATTTGGGATTAACTTCTCTCATGTATTCTCCCGGAGGATTCGTTCCGGGAAGAAAGTAATCAATAGGAACAGCCATACTCTAATCCTACTTCATTACGATTGCTACAACCAAAGCTACCACTCCAAGTGTACCCACCATAGACATAGCTTCTATTCGCCACATTCTTTTGTCTAGGGTTTCTAGCTTGTCATTAACTGCTTGGTAGCGGACAGCACACTCTTTCTCGTGTGCATCTAGTTCCATTTGTACTTTGAGTTCAGGTTGCATGTCTAGTTTCATTTAAATGTCCTATTAACTACTTGAAAGGTTGTCCATTAAACCAAACAACTAGTGAATATCTCACACCTTTTGTTACTGGTCTTACTTTGTGTAGCATATAAGATGGAAAAACTATTACTGTTCCCATCTTTTCTTTAATCAAGTTATCATTATTAAAAAACTCAAACTCTCCTCCTTCGTAGTCTTCGTTAAGAACTATTGTCATAGAGAGCTTTCTAGTTTTACCGTGAGTATGGGGGTTATGAGGTTCATTCCATCTTGTAAAACCATTACCATCTACATGAAAATCATAGTGACCATTTTCTCTGTATCTCGTAATTTGCATAGATTCCGCAGAATCAATTTGAAAATTCCAATTAGCATTTTTATTTGCTATATGTAAATACTCCCAACATGTATTATATAACCAATCCTCATTTGAAAAATACACATCTGTCTGTCTTATTTTTTTATCAAGACCAATATGCCCATTTATTTGACCAACTTCAGCATCTTTCCATTTATTATTACCTAAACTAATAATTTTTTTACACGTAAACTCGTCAATTTCATTTTCAAAAACCCAGTAGTCATATAAAGCATTGTCTTGTAAATCATTTACGTTTTCTATTAAATTATTCAAATGTATATACCACCCATCCTTGTGTGTTGTCTGCTTGATAAGCATCCTCATCCCAATCATAAACCTTATCATCTGTAGGATAACTTATTGGTGGTTGCCATAAGCAGGATGTTTCATTCAGTGTCCAACTAGGATAAGGTTGTGGCTCATAAAAAGCATCTCTTACTGAATCATAGATAAAACCTGCACCTGCATAATTTTTTCTTAAAGCCTTGCTCTGGTCTGCTGATGGAGAAGGTTCTGTAGATACATTACCACCTTCAGTCGGTTCATAATGAACACCCCCATAAGTATTATAAGATGTTTTAATCCAAGTTTCGTCTGCATGATATTCATCTATAAAATCTTGTTGAGCAACAATAACTTCTGTGACAAAACCATCCACTACCTTTGCGTAATGACCCATTATTAAACCTCTTATGCTTGAAATCTATACTTAATAATAACAATGCCAGAGCCACCTGCTCCTCCGTGTACAGAGTCACCATTTCTTGCTCCTCCGCCACCACTGCCAGTGTTTGCTGTTCCATCGTCGCCTGATGAAAGTGGGTATCCTCCTCCTCGACCACCACCGCCAGAGCCTCCCGGTCGACGTGGCTGACCACCACCGATTCCTCCGCCACCACCTCCTGCTCTTGTTACAGAAGAACCTGTGATTGAAGATGCTGCACCATTTCCTCCCGGTCCAG